ATCGGTTACTCCTTAGTGTAAAAGGTTCGACTTTCATTAAATCTACTATTAAATGTAACTAATAATATTTAACGAGACAACGATAACATAACGATAACATAACGATAACAAACGTAGGGTCTTGATTTTGAACACCGTTTATGATAACGGTGAATTATGGACAAGCCATTGTTCGCCCCATCTGTGATTGGACAGTATCCAAAGCCCCTTTTACGGACAAGCGATTTCACCTTAATTTTTTTGGAGATATACAATGGCAACAACCCTTTCGCCAGCCTTTATTAAATTATTTGAGGCGGAAGTCCATCAAGCCTATCAAGGAGCTGCTGTATTAAGAAACGTCTGTCGAACAAGGACAGGTGTTGTAGGAAATACAGCTCAGTTTCCAAAATTAGGTTCTGGCGTTGCAACGGAAAGGACACCTAGCACGGACGTTGTTCCTGTAGGGGGCGTGTTCTCAGCCGTAACAGCGACTATGAAGGACTTTAGTGCATCAGAATTTTCTGATATTTTTAATCAACAAAAAGTCAACTTTGACGAAAGATCAGAACTTGCTCAGTTAGTAGGTTCAGCTATCGGACGTAGAGAAGATCAAGTTATCTTGGACGCTTTGACAGCAGCTACCCCTGCTGCAACTGTAGCTAATACGGTTGTAACTTCAGGTTCAGCTTCTGCATCAGACCTCAATATTGGTAAGATATTAGCAGCCAAGAAAACTTTAGATACGAACTCTGTGCCACCTGATAACAGGCATTTGATTATTCATGCGAATAACCTAGCTGGTTTATTAGGTGATGAAAGAGCCGTTTCTGCTGACTTCCAAACAATTCGTGCCTTATCCAATGGTGAGGTCAATACCATCTTAGGTTTCCAAGTTCACATGGTGGGCGACAGATCCGAAGGTGGATTAGCAATTGATGGCAGCTCTGACAGAACTTGTTTTGCTTTTCATAGAGATGCAATTGGTCTAGCCGTAGGCATTCCACCAAAGACAGAAATCAACTATATACCTGAGAAAACTTCTTTCTTGGTAACATCTATGTTTTCTGCTGGTGCGATTTCTATCGATGGCAATGGTCAAGTTGATATTACCTGTAGGGAGAGTTAATCATGGCTTTTGATAGAACTGGATGGAATCCAATAGGCGGTACATCAAAAAAAGGTTTAGCTCCGCAAATGTGGTCCTATACCTCAACAGATGCAAAGACAGATATCGATGCTTCTGGTTATTTTAACGATGTTTCAGATGATGTTAGTGTGGGCGATCTTATCTATGTTCATGCTTCAACAGGTGGAACAAGAACTTATAGTTTGCACCCTGTCGTATCCAATGCGTCAGGTGTTGTAGATATAGGTGATGGTACAGCTATTAGTGCAACTGATAGTGACTAAATAAAAGGTGACGTAATGGCTGCTGGCGATACAGATGTTTCTATTTGCTCCGAAGCATTAATACTTTTAGGTCAATCAGCCATTACTTCCTTTGATGACGGTACTGCTGGATCAGGTGCAGCAGCTAAAATATATCCAAAAGTTAAATCCGCTACGTTAGGCATGTATCCGTGGACGTTCACACTTGCCAAGGTTCAACTATCACGATTAGCCGACGCTCCCACAAATGTCTGGCAATATGCTTATGCTCTACCCTCTCAAATGCTTACAGGAGTGCCACGACGGGTTTTTGCGTCCGATAGTGTAGGGGCTACTGTAATAAAAAATTACGAAATTCAAGGTAGTTCTTTACTTACGGATTTTGAGAAAATCTTTGTGGACTTTCAGCAAACGGTAGACGAGCAATCTATGCCAGATTACTTTGTTAAATTATTGACTTATCAAATGGCTTGGCATCTAGCGATACCAATTACAGATCAGGCTACCATGCTTGACACATATAGAACCATTGCTTTAGGAACTTTGGCTGAAAGTGGACGAGGTGGGTATTTTCGGACGGCTACTAGCATCGATAGTGCTGGTCAAAGCACGACAGTTATTGGGGATTATTTACTGACAGAGGTTCGCTAATGAGCCGTGTAACTGTATACCAGTCAGATTTTAGTTCAGGGGTTCTTGATCCTCTATTGTTAGGCCGTATTGATTTGGACCAATATAAAAAGGGTTTAGAAGAAGCCAAGAATGTAATTGTTTTACCTCAAGGTGGTTTTGAACGTAGACCAGGCACACGCTTCATGCTTGATCTAACGTCCCATTTAGGAAGCGGTATTACAGCTACACAAGGGATTAGGCTTATTCCTTTTGAGTTTTCTACCAGTCAGTCTTTCATGCTTGCGTTTGTAAAGAACTCTACATCATCAAGTAACAATGTTAGGATGTTTGTCTTTGCGTCAAAGGTACAGATTACAGGGATTAATGGCGGTTCTGATCCGTACCTAGAAGTTTCAATGGGAGACATTGACTTATCCAAGGTAAACTTTACGCAATCGGCTGATACTCTTATTCTAGTTCACGAAGATATGTCTCCTATAAGCATTGTAAGAGGAGCAAGTAATTCTTCTTGGACAGCAGCGACTATTGCTTTAACGATCCCAAAACACGCTTTTACATTAGGTAAGGCTCAAATCTCAGGTAATGTTACACCCTCTGCTACTTCCGGCTCAATCACCCTAACCTCGGCTGGAAGTAGCTTTACCTCTGCTCATGTTGATCAGTTCTTTACAAGAGATGATGGTTTTGGACGGGTTCGTATTGTAGAGTTTGTGTCTTCTTCTGAAGTCATAGGTGTTGTAGAAGTACCTTTTTTAAACACGACGGCAATAGCAGATACAGCCCACCATATCGAAAATGGTTATGAAGATGCTTTCTCAACATCAAGAGGGTTTCCAAGGTCAGCAACTTTTCACGAAGGTCGGTTGTTTTTTGGTGGCACGAAATCGTTACCTAATACTTTGTTTGGAAGTAGGGTTAATGACTTTTTTAACTTCAAACAATCTCAAGCTCTAGACGACGATGCTTTAAAAGCGAACCTGAGTTCTGACCGCCTAAATGCGATTACAAATGTTTTTGCTGCTCGTGACTTACAAATCTTTACAACAGGCGGTGAGTTCTTTGTTCAGCAAACAGAGATTACACCGATTACGCCTACCAATCTCACAGTCAAATCAGCCACTAAGAATGGATCAAAAGAAGGTATACGACCTGTTCAAACATCTGATGCAACTTTGTTTATTGATCGTAATGGCGGTGGCTTGAGAGAGTTTCTCTATAATGATGCACAGTTAAACTATAATGCGAATAACGTATCTTTCTTGGCTAGTCACTTGATCAAGACCCCATTGAAGATGGCTATCCGTCAATCCACCGATACAGACGAAGGTGATCTTTTATTGATTGCAAATGGTACTGATGGATCTATGGCTTGTTTTTCTATACTTAGACCATTGAATGTTGTTGCTGCCAGTGAGTTCGTTACGGATGGTAGTTTCATTGATGTCTCTGTTGATGTTACAGACATTTATACCGTGGTCACACGAACCATAAATTCAGCAACAAAACACTACGTAGAACTCTTTGATGCTCAAAGAACTACTGATTGCAATTTACAGTTTTTCTCAGGTTCATCCTCTCCAGATGGATCACTTCCCGGCAGTACTTCTGTCTCTGGCCTTTCTCACTTAGAGGCTAAAACGGTTAAAATCCTTAGAGATGGTTTCGTGTTGTTGGATAAAACCGTGTCGTCAGGTTCCGTCACAACGGACGTTACTCCATCCGAATACGTAGAGGTCGGACTTGATTACACGGTTGAAGTGAAAACATTACCTTCGGAACCCAACCTGTCCACAGGTCCAGTTCAATCTAGAAAACGTAGAATTATGGAAGTGACCCCTATTTTAAAAACAACACAAAACGTATCCGTCAATGGCTTTGATGTTCACTTTCGAACCTTGTCAGATACGCTTGGTTCAACGATTACTGCTTTTACAGGCCGAAAAAGGATTGGCCCTCTTTTAGGTTTTTCAGAAACAGCACAGATTACCTTTTCTCAATCTCAACCACTATTCATGACGGTTTTATCCGTAGAATATAAACTAAGTACGGCAGCGAACTAATGGCAACAATTGGAACAATATTTACAGGTGCTGCACTAGCTACAAATATGATGGCTGCTCAACAGCAAAGAAGAGCTGGTGCATTAACGCAACAACGATACAATGTTCAGGCAGAGAATGAACGTCTGAAGTATCGCTTTGAAGCCAATAGAAGTAGACAACAAACTGCACAAATACTTAGAAGAGCCAATGAAACACTTGCTTCAGCCAATGCTGGTTCGTATCGTAGAGGAGTTGATCCCTCTACATTTAACCTTGCGATCAACACGAGAATTCTTTCTCCGGCAATTACTGATTTAATTCAATCAGATGTCAACACACAACTTGCTGAACTTTCAGGCGAAGCACAATATGCTGATTTAATTAAGGCCGGGGAAATAGCCAAAGAAGGAGGAATTGCTGCTGGAACTATGACAATGGCAAGTGGTTTTCTTAATGCAGCGAGGATTGGCTAATGGTAGCTCCTTATAAGCGTACGGGGTTGATGACCGCTAGTTTTCAAGGGGCAAGAGGTGCAGCCTTAACTGAAGGTATTCGATCAGCTAATGCTTTGACTAGTCAGCTTAGTCAAATGTCTAATTTCTTTTTTAACCAAGCAGCACAACAAAGACGTATTGAAGGTCAAGAGTTTGGAGCTGCCAATGCACCAACCTTTGAAGAACTATTAGAAGCACAAAAGCAAGGAAAAAATCTTCTTGACTTTGCACCCACAGTATTTGGTCGTTCAGCAAAAGAAGCAGCATTAGCTACAGTAGAAAATGAAGTTACAGTAGATGCACAGAAAAGATTTGATGAACTTGCTTTCGAAGCCAATAAAAAAATGGTTAGTCCTACTGTTTTAAGGGATGATTTAGATGCAACTATTTTAGGATACAGTGAGGTTTTACAAGCAACATCCCCTGCCCTTGTAAGAAATTTGTCTGCAAAATTATCTTTAAATGCTAACAATATATTTGATAGCTATAGAAAATCTTACGCAAGAGCATCAGCACAAAAATCAACTCTTGTAAATGTAGCTGCTCTCAATGTTGCAGAAAGAAATGTAATAGACGCATGGCAAAACCTCTTGGATGAACCTGATTTAACTGAAGATAAAGTTAAGGAAGAAGAAGTAGTTTTAAAATTAATTTATCAAAATGAACTTATGAAAAATGGTTCAAAGACAACAAAGTCTGACATGAATAGAATTGATAAAGCTTTTAGGGATATTGCAAAAGCAAAGGTACAAAACTTTTTAGTTAATAACAGGGGAAATTTAAGTTTTAATATTGAGGCTATTCGTAAAAAATTTGGTGTTAAAGGCATTGATCCACAAGATGTAACAACACCAACAATAAATGGAATAATTAATTTTTTAACCGATGCAGAAAAAAATGCAATAATTACAACATCACTTGCAAACTATAGCGCAGAAAACACCCTTATTCAACAACAAGATAACGCTTATGAAAATCGTCGAAAAGCTGCAAATGAAAGACTTTTAGTTTCAACCATTAATCTTTTATCAGGAATGCCAGTTGAGTTAGAGAACGGCACAAAAATAATTCCTTATGATAATGAAGGTGTTTTAACAGAAGATGCAAGTCTTTTGCTAAATACTATAGCAAATAGGGCTCTAAATAGTGGAGCAGAAAATGCAGAACAAATTTATAATGATATAACTACATCTATTAATGATGCAGATGGAAAAGTATTTAGATCACAACCAGGGTTAAAAGCAAGATTAGCACAAAAAATAAGCAGTGGAAGTTTTACTTATCAAGACCTAGCAACTAATGCTCCTAATTTAAGTGCAAAAGATTTAGCAGAATTAAAAATACAATTAGATGGCGTTAAGGATGTAGATTTAGAAATAGCTCTAAATAATGGTGCAGAAGCTTTAAATAATTATGTAAGAGAAACTGAAGCTTTAGCTTTTTTTCATCCAAGGTATGAAGATCAAAGACTATACTTCAACTACGAAAATTATATGATTAAACAATTACTTAAAGCAAGACGAGGTGGTGAACCTTTTGATGCGGAGTTAGCTAAAGATAAATGGTTTACAGAATTTAAAGGTGATCTTAAAAAACAATATAAAATAGAGTACACATCTAAATTTAATTCAATAACTAATCAAATTCTTACTGGCTCTGACAGTGCAAAAGTACCCAAAAAACAACTAGGTCAAAACTTATCTAATCTATTGGAAAATATAGTTAAAAACACTGAACGACAACAATCAGACTATCAAGCGATTTTAAATGAACTAAGAAAGCAAAGGCAAAATAATTTTAACAACAATTCAGTTTTTCAAAAGCAAGGACCACAGGTAATATTTTTATTAGAGAAATTAATAGAGAATATGAATGAGTGAATTTTACGATGCTATTTCCAAATCAAGATCAAGAAGGCAAAGTGGTCTTGCATTTAATCAAACCTTTACACCAGAAGGTTCATTCTTTTCGTTAACAAAAGAAGATGCAGCTAGTATAGGTGCAGTACGGTCAGAAGGTTATAAACCAATTCCTACTGAACAAGGTGGTGGTACGGATCGTGAGTTTATGACAGAAGTAAATTTATCTGATCCAACTACAGATCTTGGTAAGGTATGGATAGAAAATAGCAAAAAACTTTATGAGTTGTCTAAAGGTGAGAGCCAACAAGAACAAGCAGCAAAGTTTAATACTGATCCTGTACCTGATATGTTATTCAATCCAGCCAAAGGTAGAGATTTAAGACCTAAATCTGTTAAGACATTTCAGGAGAATAAGGTCAATAAAGAACCTCAAACAGATCAAGAGTTTGCTCAATGGGGTATTAACCATATTGGTTATATTAACTACAACCTTTCATATCTTGGTGTTAAAGCAACAGAAACAGTTTTAAGTAATGACCCAGAAACATCTTTGGCATTGTATCAAATGATGAATATGTACGATGAACTACCAAACTTTACTAAAGAAGGCACAATAAGAACTGTAAAAGGTTTAGCTACTGATCCACTTACATACATAGGATTGTCTACGTTGGGTCTTGCTGCACTTGGTAAAAATATTGTTGTTAAAATGACAAAGAGTAAACTTAAAAAATCATTAGCTAACAACATCAAAGACAAATACGGTATGGACATTTTACTTGCTATTGAAGGTGGCTCATACATGGGTGCTGACGATATTGCAAGACAAACAATAGCTATTAGTGCAGAAGAACAAGAAGGTATTGATGCTGGACAAACAGGAGAAAGTATTGCCACAGGTGCTGTTCTTGGTCCTGTAGCTGGTCGAGCATTGAACGTAGCTGGTAAAGGGGTATCTGCTGCAACCTCCAAAGCAAAAGAAATAATTAAGAATAGAACTGAAAAATCAAAGGAAACTCCTGATGGTTCGTAAACTTATTCAAGAAGGACTTAGAAAAGGTACTGATGCATTTGCCGATACACTTGGAAATGTTGGGAAAGAAGCCAAAGCTAAAATATATGGTCCTGATGCTCCAGAAGAAGATATAATTGTTTCTAAAAAAACAGGTACTATTACCGTTAAAGAACTTGGTAATTCTGAAATTGATGCTATAGACAAAGCAATTAAAGGAGCTGGTTTTAAGGGTAATGTTAATTATGGTTTAGATTTTAAAAAACTTGGGACGCTACTTAAAGATAGATTTGACGATGGTACGGTAGATGATCCTTTTTATAGTGATTTTGCAGCACAAGAAGTCTTTGGACTTATGCAACACATAAAAGAAAATAATGCTGAACTTTTTAAATATTTTAGAAGAGAAAAAAAATCTCTTATCGAACTTGCAGAAAGTGTAAAAGGTACACCTCTTGAAACAACAATAGCTACTTTTGTAGGCAGAGTACCAGGCAAAGACCCATTGCCACTACCTGAAGATACATTAGCTGGTCTTATAGCAAGTTATAGAATAACAGATGAATTATTAGCCATACAAAAGGAGCAGTTAAAAACACAGGATCTAGAGAGCAAAAAACTATTATCACAAAGGTTTGCTTTATTAGGTCAAATACAGGTTAGTTTATCTGCTTCTGTTTCTGGAAATGTATCTGAATATGCTAGAGGTATGTCTGTTGTCAGAGGTTTTGCAACTATGTCTGATTTTAACATAAATACCTATACTGAAAATTTAAATCGTATAATTAAAGACTTACCAGTTAATGCTTTTGAATGGGATCAAATGTCACCAGCAGAGCATAATCTTATGGCTCTTCAATATTCACAATTACACCCTGCTGGTAAAAAGTTTTTTACTAAAAATCTATATAATTGGATACCAAAAGCAGGTGCAAAAACATACGATACAATTATGGAAATATATGTCAATTCTGTACTTGCAGCACTACCAACACACATGGCCAATGTAACAGGTGGAGCTGTATTTCAGGCTATGTTGATTGCTGAAAAAGGTATGGCAGCAAGAATTGGACAGGTTCGACAGGGTATAGGTAGAGCTGTTGGAATGAATATGAATAACGCTGATAGAGTGCTTGTCGGTGAAGCTATGGCAGAAATACATGGTGTTCAAATGTCTTTAATGAACGCATTTAAGGTTTTAGGTAATTCTTTTATCACAGGAGAAAGGTCAGATTTTCAATCTAAAATTGATTTAAGAGATTTACAAGCTATTGGTAATGAAGAAAGTATCCCTGCAATATTAAAAAATCTAGGTCGAAAAGATTTATTTTTAAATGTTATTGATATTGTAGGAATTATGACAAGAATGCCAGGTCGTTTTTTAGCATCTGAAGATGAGTTTTTTAAGGTGCTGTCTAGAGAAAGAGTTAAATACAGGGAAGCTTTTAGAAGAGCATCATTAGTACAACAAGAAATACTTAAAGCGAACTCAAGTGGCATATACTTAGGCAATAGAGAACAAGTACAAGAATTAGCTAACAATAAATTTTCTGAGGTATATGAGGATATTTTATTGAACACTAGTCAAAACAAACATGAAGATGTTTATCAAATGATGAAAGACGAAGCATTAGAAAGTACATTTCAAAATCCATTAGAGGGAATACAGGCTTCATTTGCTAAAATAGCTAATATACCAGCACTGAAACCATTTTTCTTTTTGTTTGTTAAAACACCTGTCAACTTATTTAATCAATCTGCTAACAGGGCATTTCCGTTTTCTCCTGTTTATAAAGCAATAACCAAAGGACCAGGTGCTGTTTCTGGTAAAGAATACGATGAAGCCTTGGCAAAGCTTGCGACAGGTTGGGGTATTTTTGTTACAATGCAAAGTATTATGCATTCTGGTATTGCTGACAACATAGTAAGGTTTGTTTCTGGTGCTGGATATGAAGAAGATTATAAATTAAAAGGAACACTTGGTCCTAATTTTAAAGGTAAACTACGTCAAGCAGATACAGGTAAACAACCATACGCTATAGAAATGAAAAACGCAGACGGCAATTGGGAAAGCATTTCATTACAAAGACTTGATCCTATATCTGGTACTATAGCTATGATGATAGATACCGCCTTAATGCTACAAAATATGCCAGACGATGAAGGTATGTTATCTGCTGTTACAGATGCTTCATTAGCCACTATATTTGCACTTGCAGAATTTTCATCTTCACAAACCTATTTACAAGGTATGTCTGATATTATGCGTGAATTTCAAAATCCTACTGGTGAACAAGGAAAAGCCTTTGAAAGATTGGGAAGGTTTTTTGGTGGTAAGCTTGTTGATATAGGAACAAATGTAACTGGTTCTGCTATGGGTCGTATGTCCTTTGGTCTTGGTAATGCAGCAAATGAATATTTAGGTTATCCAGTTATAGGAGCTACATCTTTTACAGGTATGATGGAAAGAATGAAAGACCCAAGAGGTAGCAATACTGAGTTAACAGAAATGCAAATGGGTAATTACAATAATTATAATGATATGCCATCGTTTATGGTTGGTGCGTTTAAAGCTTTAAATCGTGCAAAAGCAAGAGACCCTGTATTCTCTGCATCTGTAGAACCAAGTTTAGATTATTGGGGTAATAATTTAATGCAAGGTGAAGGTAGAGAATTTACTATAGATACACCCTTTGGAAAAGAAGTTGTTGTTAGACCAAGAATGGTAGTAGGTTTAGGTAAAAAACAAATTATAAAACCAAGTATAATTGAAGATGAACTCCACAGAATAACAATGGCTGGCGGTCCTGTCCTTGAACCTCGTCATAGAAAATACATAGAGATAGGTGGAGAATATATAAACCTGACAGCAGAAGAACAAACCGCATACAACAGGACTTTTAATTCTATAGATGAAAATGGAAGATTACCTGGTATGGTTGGATATAATCCAGAACTTACTGTCCAGAAAAAAATGGAAAGAATAATTGGTACAGAAGCTTATCAAGATAATGACAGCATTGAAGATCAATATAATGAATTAACAGCACCAATATCAGATCATAAAAGTCTTACAAAACAAGTACTTACTAACAGAAAATTTTATGGAATAAATATTAACGAAATTGGGTCAGAAAGGTTGTTTAAGATATTTGATACGAAAGAAGAAGACAAAGCATTAGAAATGTTGAAAAAAAGCGTACGATAGTGTATGTTCACAAACTAGAAGTGGGGATTAATTTATGACCGATATAGTAGATGTAGCTCGACGGGTACAGTATACAGGCAATGGCTCTGCCGGACCGTTCAGTTTTAGCTTCCAGGTCAATGCGACAACGGAGATAAAAGTTTTTGTTGGAACAACTCAAAAAACAATCACAACGCATTACACTGTTAGCCTTACATCTTCAGGTGCAGGTTCAGTATCGTTTACATCTGGAAACTTTCCAACAAGTTCAGAAACGATTACGATTGTTTCAAGTGTTTCCCTAGCAAGATCCTCAGTCTACACTACAGGTGGCCCCTTGACAGCAAGTGCGCTTGAAGCAGACTTTGACACGAACATAATGATCCTTCAGCAATCTTCCCAAAAGGTTGATCGAGCGTTGGCTGCTCCAGAGTTCGATGCCACAACCATTGACATGACCCTGCCTGAAAAAGACAGCCGAAAGGGTAAGATACTTGGTTTCAATGCAACGTCAGGTAATCCTGAGGTCGTAGGAGAAAATGCAACAGTTACAACGATATTTAATGCTATTGGTGATAATACACTTACTTTAACAGGCGTTATTACTGGTGGTTCCTTAGTTGCAGATAACATTACTATTGATGGAACAGAGATAGATTTAAGTAGTGGAGATTTAACCATTGATGTTGCTGGAGATATATATCTTGATGCTGATGGTGGAGATATTTTTCTTAGAGATGCTGGAGCAACTTATGGATCACTAACCAACAATAGTGGTAATTTAATAATTAAATCTGGCACAACAACATCTGCCACGTTTACTGGAGCTAATGTAGCTTTTGCTGGCAATGTAACTGTTGATGGTAATCTTGATGTAACTGGATCATTTGATATGTCAGATGCTAATATAACAAACATAGGTAGCATTGCATTAGATACAATTACAAGTGATGGCAACACTATTACTCTGGATGCAACTACAGACATTGTTTTAGATGCTGGTGGTGCAGACGTTACTTTAAAAGATGATGGTTCAACTTTTGGTTCTTTAACTAATAACTCTGGTGAATTGCAAATTAAATCAGGTTCTACCCCAACAGCAGCCATAGAGTTTTCTGGTGCAAATACTACTTTAAAAGGAAACCTTACTGTTGATGGTAACTTATCAATGGGAACAGATAGTATTACAAATGTAACTACGATTGCAGCTAATTCTTATTTAAATAATTCTGGTGATTTAACATTAGATAGTTCTTCAAATATTGTTTTGGATGCAGATGGTTCTCATATATTCCTTAAAAACAATGGCACAGAGTTTGGTGCTTTAGTTGATAGCAGTGGGCAATTACACATAAGGTCAGGATCAGATGGAACAAGTAGTTCTAATACAGCTATTGAACTAAGTAATGGAAACGTAACTTTTTCCAACACGGTAACTATTTCATCTACTAATCATTTGCGTTTTGGTGATAGTGGGACTTACATTCATCAATCAGCAGACGGTGTTCTTGATCTTGTTTCAGACAATGAAATAGAAATAAATGCCACAACGATAGATATGAATGGTGCTGTTGACATTAGCGGAAATCTTTCTATTGGGGGTAATCTTGATGTGACAGGCTCATTTGATATGAGTGATGCCAACATTACAAACATAGGATCTATTGCTCTTGATACGATTACAAATGATGGGAGTGATATTACACTTGATAGCTCTGGCACAATTATTCTTGATGCTGATAATTCTGGTCAAATTGAATTTAAAGACAATGGTGTTTCCTACGGTTCTGTAAATTCGAGTGGTGGTACAGGAATGAACTTGCTTGTCAGTCAAGCAGATGAAAACTTTGAAATTTATGGAACCGATGGTTCAACTGTTATCAAAGCTTTAGAAATATCTATGGCTAACGATGGTGCTGCACTCTTTAAATCTAGTGTTACGGCAACGTCTTTCGTTGGTGCGCTGACAGGAAATGTCTCTGGAAACGTGTCAGGAAATGCTGAAACAGTGACGATCACTGCAAATAATTCTGCTAATGAAACCGTATATCCTGTATTTGTAGATGGTGCTACTGGTACTCAAGGATTAGAAAGCGATACTGGTCTTTCATATAATCCAAGTACAGGTCTTTTAAGCACAGACAGTTTAATTACTGGAGCGAGTACGTTCACTGGAAATGTCTCTCACAATGACAATGTGAAAGCTATTTTTGGAACAGCTGGAGATTTAGAAATATATCATGATTCAGCAGGTTCTTACATAGATGACACTGGCACTGGTAGATTATTTTTGAGGGGTTCTGATAGAGTTCAAATACAAAAATATAATAGCGACAGTGGTTTAGTAGAAGATGGGATTACATTTTTAGAAGATGGGGCAGTTAAAATTTACCACGACAACGCTAAGAAACTAGAAACAACATCTAGTGGTGTTACTGTTACTGGCTCTGTTACTGTTGATAATATCGTCGCAAGTAGTGATCTTACAATTGATGCAGGTGGGGGTGATATTTTATTAAAAGATGATGGCGCACTTGTTGGAACACTTGGTGGATTTGCATCAAATAATGTAGTTATAAAATCAGAAGTATCCGATGGTGATGTTATTATTCAAGGAAATGATGGTGGTTCAGGAATTACTGCCCTTACACTTGATATGTCACAAGCAGGGGAAGCTGATTTTAATAGCGCAATAAAAGTTGGGGGTGGTATTGTTGCTCACCAAACTAATAGAGGTGTTTTAGAATACAGTAGTAACAATTTTATGATGAGAGCCTATGGTGCTAGTTCTGGAGATGGTTTTATTACTTTCAAAACTGGTGGTGGTGGAGGCTCTACAGATACAGAAGCACTACGTCTTGACAGCTCTCAAAATGCCACGTTTGCTGGCAGCGTCACCGCTAACAATATCGTTGCAAGTGGAGCTGCTTCGTCTTTCAACTCTGGTGGCACAAACGTAGTAGCGTCCTTTACATCTACAGATGCCACAAGCGCAATTCAGCTTGTTGATAATACAGGCAATGTTGAGTTAAGTGCATTAGGAAACACGTTTCAAGTGCAACCTGGAGGGGGTTCAGCAGCACTTATTGTTAAGGCAGATGCTGTTTTAGTGGGCATGACCTCTGATAATTACTTGGCTGCTGACGATGGTATTCAGTTAGTTCCAACTGGAAGTATTAGGATTGGAAGCAGTGGAACTTCAGCTAAAAACGTAATGTCTTTTGTGAACAACACAGGTGGGACACCTGCAGAAGTTGGTGTTATCCAAACTAGCGGTTCATCAACAACCTATGCTACGTCGTCAGATTACAGGCTTAAAGAAAACGTAGTAACAGATTGGGATGCTACATCAAGACTTAAAGAACTCAAGCCAAGTAGATTTAATTTTAAGATAGACAAAGATAAAACAGTAGATGGGTTCTTAGCACATGAGGTTTCAAGTATTGTGCCAGAGGCTGTTACAGGAACAAAAGATGAAGTAGATGAAGATGGTAATGCAGTTATGCAAGGCATAGACCAAAGCAAACTAGTGCCATTACTAGTGAAGACAATACAGGAACTTGAAGCAAGAATAGCTAAATTAGAAGGAGGTTAGCATGGCAGCGACTTGGAAAATTGTAGATACTGAATATAATTTGACATCAGATCATGGAAAAAATTTAATTACCACTCTTCATTGGCAATGCACCGATGTAGATGGAGATCATGGTGGTAGAGTTTATGGCTCAATAAGAATACCTGAACCATCAGGTACGTTCATTCAATATGAAAAGGTTACGGAGGCAAACTGCATTGCATGGTGTAAATCTGTGATCGGAGATGAAAAAGTAAAGGCTTATGAAGATAGTGTAGCTAATCAGATTGCATTAAGCAAAGCACCCACGCAGGGATCAGGAAAACCGTGGTAATAAAGGAGAACTAATATGCCAATGGGAAAAGGCTACGGCACAAAGAAAAAAGGTGGTAAAAAGAAGTGAACCTTCGAGACGTTTTTAAGGATTTAGAAGTTCATAAGGCTGTCAGTGAAGAACGCTGGACAGAAATTCTTAGTCGTGTAAAACGTCTAGAGATGGTACTTGTGGGGGCATCTGGAACAACGATCGTTTTGCTTATAAGTCTGGTTGTCAAAACGTAATGTTTGCTGAAGTTCTTACAGGGCTATCGCTTGTCAAGGCAAGTGTGTCCTACATTAAAGACACCATTAGCACCGCCAAAGATATGACTGAGATTGTTGATGCTGTCGATCAACTGCTTGATGGCGAACAACAAATTAATAAAGATAGATCTAAAAAAGATGGTATAAGTTTCAAGGATCAGCTTGGTATTAAAGGAGTGGCTCACGAAGTCATTGATGCAAAGCTTGCTGCGGAAATGCGATATGAAATGTCCGTGTTGATAGACCAAAGGTTTGGGCATGGAACTTTTCAAGAGATTGTAAATCTTAGAGCAAAGCGCATACAGGAAGCAAAAGAAGAAGCAAAAAAAATAGCTAAAATTAAGAAACAAAAGAAAGACGAGTTGCTTGAAATAATTGCTGTAGTTCTTGCGATTTTGATTGTTGGTGGATTACTTTTGACCGTTTTTGCGACCTGGCTCAAAGCAGAACCAGAGGTGTCTAAAATCTAGACGTAACTTTCATAATATGTTACGGTTGACTTTGATAATTTTACTCGTGGTTGTTTGCTTTTACGAGGCAATGCACACGGAACCTTGGTGGTTGCACATAAAATGAAAAAGACATTAGAAAAAGATAGTGCATGGTCAAAAGCGGATACTAATGGAGATAATGTAGTTTCGGATGCCGAACTAGATGCAGCTTTGGCAAGAGAAGAAAAACGTATCCGTATGGATAACAACGATAAGAAAGAAGATCAGATAAGATTACTGATTTGGTTTCAATCTATTTGCACGGTAGCGTTTGTGATTGTCCTGGTTATTCCAGAAGTCATTCCTGAAAGCAGACTTAACCACTTGGCAGGGATTTCCAGCACATTTATCATTAGTAACTTAGGTATTATTGGTAGCTATATCGGTGCTTCAGCGTGGACGAAAGCTAAAGAAAATGGCAAGTGATCCAAGATTAAAAAAAGTTGGCGTATCCGGATACAATAAACCAAAGCGTACCCCTAATCATCCTACAAAATCCCATGTGGTTGTTGCTAAGAAAGGCAATCAAATCAAGACCATACGATATGGTCAGCAAGGAGTTACAGGTGACAAAGGCGATACGGCACGATCTCGTAGTTTTAAAAAGCGTCATGCAAAAAACATAAAGAAAGGTCTTATGTCGGCTGCTTATTGGGCGAACAGGACAAAATGGAGTTAACGATATGAGTTTATTGAGTAGTTTAATTCAGCCTGTTTCTAAGTTGTTGGACAAAGCCATACCAGATACGGACCTCAAAAGAAAGCTTAGTCATGAGATAGCTATGATGGCAGAGAAGTCTGCTGCCGAAGCTGTTAAAGGACAGTTACAAGCAAACATAGAACAAGCCAAGCACCCTTCTCTTTTTGTTTCAGGCGCACGCCCAGCGATCATGTGGATTTGCGCTCTAGGACTATTAACTCAGTTTTTTTTAATGCCGATTGCTGAATGGATAACTGCCTTATGGTATCCAACTGTGGAACTTCCAAACCTATCTACGTCAGAACTTACAGGTCTAACCCTTTCATTGTTAGGTTTATCAGGCATGAGATCATGGGAAAAAAGCAAAGGTGTTGCCAGAGAAAATATGAAAGGAACAAAGTAATGGCTGAACTAACCAAAAGACAAAAGACAGCTCTTTCAAGACACGCCAAACATCATACTGCAAAGCACATGACCTCTATGAAAAAAGACATGAGAGCAGGTAAAACTTTTACACAAGCACATAAAAACGCAATGAAGAAAGTGGGGAAATAATGCCATTTAAAAAGTATTCGCCAAAGCAAAAGAAACTCGCAAGGGTAGCAGCACCTAGAAATAAAATTACAGGGGCAGATTTTAAAAAGTTAAAAAAAATGAAAGGTAAAAAATAATGTCACTTTATAGAAATATACACGCAAAAAGAAAAAGAATAGCAGCAGGTAGTGGAGAGAAGATGCGTAAACCAGGGTCAAAGGGTGCGCCAACAGCAGCTAACTTTCGTAAAGCAGCAAAGACAGCAAAGAAACCTAAAAAGAAAGGTTAGTTATGACTTTTAAATTATCAGCCAACAGCATGAGCAAAATGACAGGCATCAAGAATGAATTACATACGATAGTTTGTGAAGCCATACGCCTAACTAAAGTAGACTTTGGTGTTATCTGTGGTCTTAGAACTCAAGAAGAACAGGATGCCCTTTTGGCAAAAGGTGCAACACAGACAAAAACGAGTAAGCACATGACAGGAGATGCCGTAGACCTCATGGCGTACGTTGGTTCGAGAGCAAGTTGGGAACTAAATTTGTATGATGATATTGCAGATGCCATGAAAAAAGCAGCTAAAAATAATAATGTAAAGATACGTTGGGGTGCAGCTTGGCACATAGATAACTTTGCAGAATATGAAGGTACTGCCGAGGATGCTATGAACGATTACATTGACCTAAGAAGAAGCCAAGGGCGTAGACCGTTCATAGATGGTCCTCATTTTGAATTAAATTAAATCTCTTATTATCTTGATAGCTCTTGGGTGAGCCTTCTTCGTCTCAATAAATCCTCGTTGAACGAGTTGATCTATGAGTGAAGCCATTGAAGCCCTGCTTTTGTGACCTGTGTGTTGCATAATTTCCTCATAGGATGGCATATATTTATGTTTACGATAGTATTTTTTCATAAACTTCAAGACTTGAACTTGACGAGGTGTAAGTGGGAAATCTTCCATAATCATTTTGGTTGCTCCTCAGACTTAGTTTCTGGCTCGCTGACGACCTTCATTTCTGGGTAGTCTTCTGCTTCTTCTCTGGTAATCACACCTGCCATAGCGTCAGGAAATCCATCTCTCAAAGCAAAACCTCTGGCTCTCATTTGTAACATCCTATCAGGATATGATTTCCACGGTCCTCGTGTAGTTAGGTCAGCTTTCTTTGCATCTCTCCAAGAAAATGTTTTAGTGATCTCTTCTATCTCACCACCCTGAAGTCTTTTGACAGTGCAAGTAGCAGTTCGGTCATCACCTTCACCATCGATCGTTTCTTTGATCCCTTTACAATCGGGATGTCGCCTCACCAATCCGATCAAAGCATCACCCCAAAGCGTAGGTCTACCGTTAATGACAGCAATGTTTTGAAGTGCTTGAAAAGGATTTAGACCCATGGAAAGACCTGCTTGGATTGCAACAAGACAATCAAGTGGTTTGCCACTGTAGGTTTTAGGCACTAGGTTTGAGCTTGAAAACTGTTTGGCAAGCCTCTCGAGTTGAGCGTAGTCCTTTGGAACTAAATTAGTCATCTAAATCTCCCTGATTGAAAATCTTTTGTGAGAACGTGCAGGTTTGGCCGGCATCATTTGCTCTGGTTTGGCTGAAACATTGACTGTTTTGTGTTCAATCAAATAGTTTTTAAAAGTTGCCCGTTCTGAATTAAGCTTTTGCATCACCCCCTGGATTTGAGCATCAATATTTTCCAGGCTATCCTTCCACTTGGTCGCTTCTGCTTTGGCAGTCATTCGGCTGTCCAACATCACCTCCATCTGTCGTGCAAACGCATGGTCATCCAAGTTGATGACTGGAGGTTGCTCATTGTCCTCCTCGTAGGGAATATCTTTGTCAACCTTGTACCAAAACTCTCGAACTTTACTCATAATTATGGCAATCATCTTCTCTGACCTTTTGTACGGATAGAGCTTTACATTTAGATCATTACCCATTTTTGAGATGATCCCGAACCTAGCACCTGTACACGCCATTTGGGTTTGCAATTGCCATTCATATCTCATGATGGGGGGAACCGTAGACTTACTTTGAGCATCAGTTTTAAATTCATTAATAATCAAGGATCTCATAGGAAAGTCATTTCCCATTGGATTTGGAATAATTAAGTCCTTATCGACTTTGAACTTACTGTCACAAGAACAACCAAGACGTTCCTCAACAATGCGATCTGCTCCATTGACTTCAATAATTTCTAGATTGGTCCCTTCCATCATTGCCTCACGAATTAAATTGTAGCTTTGAAGTTTCACAAAAGGCTCAAGCCAAAGACCTCTTTTCATTGCTTTTGTAGGCTCTTGTAGCAAGGGAACCACCCCTTGCTTGATTGCCACCCATTGTTTTCTAAGCTCTTCTTTGGTTTGACCTGAAAAACTATTTTCACCTTCAACAATCGTTGCGACTGTAGTTGCTCCAACTTCCTTTCCATCAACTGTGTGTTTCATCAGAACCCCCACACTTCAGGCCAAGAACATGTCTGAGACATGGCACAACCAACAGCTAAAAAAATGTAAATTGAAACAAACAAACAAACTGCTCCGAAAATTTCAGTCAAAGTCTCTTTAAGTTTGTTAAGTTTGTTGAGTGTAGCAAGTCTGTTAGGGTCAAGAAAATCTGACACGTTATATATTATGCGAATAATTTCACTGTAGTAGGTTATAAGTATTTGTTTCATTTCAGCAATCTCCTCTGCTCAATTTTGTCCACAATCTAAAAGGGTAGTTCCATTTTGTCTATTGACCAGGATGCAACCCTTTTAATCTGAACACCTGTTTTTTTTGCCTATTTGGCATTCATAAAGCTCCCGTCAGGAAACCCCATTTTTGTTGGCGACGCTCTTCTTTTTAGTTCTGATCCAGCATGAGTGACAATGAGCTGCGCAAAAATCACGGTGCGATACATATCAGTTTTAGCATACCCTGTTTTTGTAAGTCCCGAGCGACCACGGATCAGGTTGTCAAGTTCATTAGCTGTTTTTCTTAAAACTTGGATGGCATCTTTTACGTGTTGATGATTACACAATGGAACAGTAATGCGACTTGCTACTTTTTTACGGTGAAACAACATATATTGCTCATCAGATAGATTTTCTTGTGCAAACTGTTCCCGTTGCTTTGCATTGAGATTGGGCAATATAAGCTTTTCTCTCAAAGCGTGACCGCCTAAATCCTTTGTGTCATGTCTGTTCATTTGGCTTTCCATCAATGTTCATTTTAGTTTCGGTTTTTGTTTGTGCAAGTTTTTTAAATAAACCGCAGTTTAAAATATAAACTCAAGTTCATTTCGTGAACTACTACAAAACGTATAATATTCTTTGGCTGATTTAATCATCATTTCGCAAACCTGATAGCATTGAATATTGGGATTTAGGTCGGTTGGTTTTGAAATAAACCACCCTTCTTCCACGCAATGTTTAAAGACAAGTGAGACAAATGCTTTTTTAAGACTTGGGAACCTTTCTAGGATTTGTTTTTGTGTTGACCATCTTTTCATAAAAGTCCTCAACGTCACAAATGCACCAATCAGGCGTTTGTCGCTGTGACTCCTAAAAAATTGTGTGCATCTTCGCTGAAAGGGATCGTTTGTGCGGATGGGATAATTTTTATAATTTAAAAGTGTAATTTCGTTGCATAGGTTTGTGAGAATGCTGTCTATAGGTGGTGACGCAGCTTGAATTTTCCTAATTTTTATTGGCATGAGTTTTGCAGTTTTTTGTCTAGTTCTTAACTTCATTATTTTTCTCCATAAATTCGTTTGACTAAGTTTGAAACATTCGACGGACCCCACTTGCCACCACGACGGGTCTTGTACATGTCAGTGTGATTGTTAAGATAGGATGCCATTTCACGTAAACTGTAGCCTTGTTTGACAAGATCGACGATGACAGGTCGCATCCTTTCAGCAAAAGCATCTGCTTCCTCCTGAATAGCTTCATGCCCCTTCTCTCTTGCGTCTTCCATGTTTGAGTGAATGCCTAGCTGGGTGATCTTCTTCCCTGACTTGGTGGTGTAGTGACCTTTGTTCTCAATGACTTCATTGATGCGTCCCAACGCTGATTTTGTGTTTAAAGATATTTTTTCTCGCATGTCCTGGGCCATGGCGACTTTGATGGCAAGAACAAGCTTGTTTTGCTTTGGATCGGCAGACAACATAGGATCGTCACAGACAATCAAGTTTACCTTCCCAGTCTCAACATAGCGCTCAAAGAATTGAAGCCCATGCCAAGCAGTCCTGAACAGTCTGGAGATCGAGCTGACAATGACTGTCGCTTTCTTTTTCTTGGCTGCGTCCATTGCTTCCTTCAAAACAGGTCTTTTGTCAGGATGAACTTTACCACTGATGTTTTCTTCAAACCATTCAACCGTATGATCGCCACCGTTGAGGAAGTCACGAATGTCTTTTTTATCTCTCTCTGTTTCCTGTTTATTGGTCGATACACGGACATAAGCTATGTAGTTTCCTTTGTGTGGCTGACCAGATGTGCTTTGGTTAGCTGGTGACATTAAATGTTCTCCTTTGTATCTATAACAGTTCGTTTAATGTTCGTCTTTACTGTACATATACCAGGATGGTACATTGTGCAAGACCTAGATGTTACTTTTTTTTGAACGAAGGTGAATTATGAAGCAGGTACACATTAGAATAAACGACGAAGTCTATGAAAAACTTAAAGAATTAGCCGAGAAGGATCGTAGATCAATGGCTAGTTTGGCCGAATACATTTTATCAAAAGGCTTGCACGATTTTAAAAAAGAGCTTGAAAAAGCATGACCCCGGAGTTCAGTCAACCAACACTTGCATTTTTGCTTTTGGAGTTCACTTCCCTTGCCGATTGTCAGGTTGTCGTAAAGCATCTGGTTGGTTTCATCCATCACAATTTGTTCGTGAATTGTCACAATCACGATGACAGCTATGCATTTTGGTTTGAACACTGGATGCAACACAATCATTTTCGAGAAGTTCCACCTTCAAGACCGAAGGTGCTTGAATGAGGTTTAACAAGTTCAATGCCCACAAAACCGAGGTCGATGGCATTTTATTTGACAGTAAGAAAGAAGCCACAAGATATAGTGAATTAAAGTATTTGGAGAAAGCAGGTCAGATACACAACCTGGAGCTTCAACCCAAGTTTGAATGTATAGTGAAGGAGAAGAAGATATGTACCTACAGAGCAGATTTCAGATATTTCGACAAGTTCCAGAGGGGCGTGTTGGGTCAGGAAGGAACTATGGTAGTCGAGGACGTAAAGGGCTTCAAAACACCAACCTACAGGTTGAAAAAGAAGCTGGTCGAGGCATTGTTCCAGGTGAAGATAACCGAATTATGATTACAACAATTGACTTAGCCTTGGTTTTTCAAGAAATAACAAAAATTTCATTTACGGTTATGTATGAGGATTGTCGAAAGGACAACGAGTTCATTCACCTGCGTTTCATGTGGACAGGCGTTTGTCGTTTCTTCAAGCGATCCTATCCTCAAATCGCTAAAACAATTAGAAAGGATCATTCGACTTGCGTGTTTTATTACAAGCGTCATCTAATGATGATGGACAAATACGACTGGTACTCAGAAAGCTACCTTCTTTTGTTGGATGACACACTGGATCGTTTTGGGGTTTAAATGTTGGATATGCCACCAAATAAAACCTCCAAGCAAGTCTTAAGGGAAATAAACAAGGCTCGACAAGACATCCTTCGGCCACCCAAAGAACACAACACCTGTGAAACCGGCAAGGAACAGGATCAAGCATTCTCCGCATTCTTCAAAGCACCGAGCAGAGCCTTACAGGACAAACGACTTGCAACAAGACCAAGGACTTTTATTATTCTCTGTGCCTTATGTCAGTTTATTGGACCAACAGGATACTGTTATCCCAAGCAAGCACGGATCGCACGACAGCTAGGCATGACACAACAAGGGGTGAGTAAACATATTAGATTGCTGGTTGATTATGGGTATGTCGATAAGGTTCGGAATGAGTATAAGTTTCGTAAAAACGGACATACATCAGCCACCTGGCGCATACTTTTTGATCCATCAATTGACCAAGAACAAGGGTACAAAAACACCCTCGAACACGATGAACGATTTCAAGAGCAAGAAGCCGAGGAAACCATGAAAAAAGTAAATGAAAACAATAAGAAGAGTAAGTTATCCACAGAGTTATCCACAGGTAGGCAAAAACAGGCAAAAAAGAAGGAAAAAGAGGGTACAAAAACAACCCAATTAGGTTGTATGACCCCACAACCCAATGAGGTTGTACAAAAACTGACCAATAGAACTAATATATTTAATATTATAGGAAAAGATATTTGTAAGCTTTATGCTCATTTGTTGGACGACATCGTTGGAGGTCGAGGTGAGTGGCGGTGGGACGAGAGGCAAGAGCAAATAGCTCAAGGGTTCTTAGACAAGGGAATGACAGTCGATAGCTTCAAGGCATCAGCAAAGAGAACTCTGTACAGTTGCAAGAAGGAGAGCAGACGACCACCCTACTCGCTTGCATTCTTTGAACAGGCCATGCCACAAACAAAGAAACCCACCTTGTCAGCTAGTGATGTCATCAAAAGAGTAACCAACAAGAGTAAAATAAAATGACTGTTCATAACTTAGAGGTTCGTTTACATTGTGTACATCTGCTAAATTACGTACAAAAAATAATGCAATCTTTTTACACGATGTCCACGACCCCACCAAGAAAAAACGACCTTACGCCCCCCCCCGTTGCTAAGTATAGTAGGGGTATCCCACAAAACTTTTTCCAAGATTTCGTCTGTTGCCTTTGCGGTAAGGACGCTACTTTATCTCATGGTCAGACTGATAGTTTGTATTGCGTAGAACATCATCCTGATTGGCAGAAAATCAAAGAAAGGAAGTAACATGGATAAATACAAGAGATTTAAATTTCTTACTTGTGAGCAACTAATAAAGTTCTACGAAAATGATGACAGTATAAATCAGGAAATAGATATGTCTTTAGACCCACCTTACTCATTTATGCTTCCAGAACATCTTAGTGAATTGTGGAAAAAAGAAGGTCTTAAACCATCAAAATTTACTTTAGATTTATGGAAAACTGACGCTGAAAGAATAAACGATTTAAGAAAAATAAGAAAAAGAGATGGAATTACAAAGTACATACCAAAATGTTGTTTTAATTAAAAACGCTGTAAACGATGTAAACGCAACTATCAAACGTATCAAACGTATCAAATAAAGGTATTTTTTAACAAATGTCGCATAAAAAACAACAAAAAGGAGCTAAAATGCAAGAAATCGTAGATACGGACAAAGAACGCAAGGAATTTGAAGGACTGAAAAAAATGATGGAGAAAATGAATGGAAGATAAAGATTTTGAATATTATGAACAATATGATGCTGATTGTAATCCTATACATTTAATCTGGAATTGTCGAATTACTGACAGAGAAAGACTAAAACATCCTTTTGTTGGAATGTGCGGATGGAAGTTTAAGGATACAGATGATCTTACAAAAAAGGTACATCCACATCAGCATTTCATCATTCATGCAGTTGCTAATGATATGGTTATTATTCGTTTGTTTAGCTGGTTGGATGGTACTCCTACACACATGGAAGCATATCCACTAGAGGACATAAAGAAATGGCATCTTTTTACTAATAACAAGGACATGAACGAAAGTTATTACCATGACTTTCCTACAGGATCTATGACTGGTCTAGACAAAAATAAGAAAAAACAAACTAAAAAAACTAACTACACTTTGGCAGAAATATCCAAGATGTTTGAAAAAAAAATAGATGCAAAACTTTAAACAAATAATTTTTAGCAAAGAAGAATATGAGATGCTCTGTGAAATAATTGCAGTAAATTACAAGCATCCTCAGTACATTGATGGCAGCATTGTTTGCAATGGAGATCAATTAGAAACATGGAAGAATATAAACAAGAAAATTAGGGGTGAAGAATTTGCACCCCCCCTGGTAAAGATAGCAACAATAAATGGAGAAAAAGTAAATGGCTAGTTTAAACAAAGTAACCTTGATCGGTAATGTAGGACGAGATGTAGAGATTAAGGTTTTTGACAATGGGGGTAAGATTGCCAAGTTTCCATTAGCGACGACGGAAAGTTACAAGAACAAATCGGGAGAGAAAGTAGAGAACACCACTTGGCATAACATTGTTATTCGTTCTGAGGGATTGTGTAGAATTGCTGAGATGTATGTTGGGAAAGGTTCTCAGATTTGTGTTGAAGGAAAGATTTCTGTGAGAGAATATTCAACTAAAGATGGCAACAAGGCAAAGCAGACGGAAATTGTTGTTGATAGCTTTGGGGGTCAACTTATTCTTCTTTCTAGGAAAGATCCTAAACCTCAACAGTCTTTACAGAACTTAGGAAATTTTGATCAACAAATAACTACGGGGGTTTAATGAAACGGGTTGGAGGTATAAAGGGCATTCGTCAGATTACCCGAAGGATTAAGGGTTCTAATGTTATTATGAATAACCGGGATCGGTTAGCTCAAGAACTTGTTGCTTTGGGAACTTCTGACATTACGGACATTATGACTTGGGATGATGAGGGAAATGTGGAGATAAAAGCCTCTAAGGACATAAAGCCTGAAGCATTGAGGTCTATTCGTAAGATAAGGGTATTGCCTGGTCAGGGCATTGAGGTTGAGTTGATTGACAAGGTTAGGGTGTTGCAGACACTTGCGAAAAGCGCAGGGTTATTGGAAAGCGAGAAACATGCGGATAGGCCAGCCGTGGTAGAGGTTCAGATGTTAGGCCCCGGTGATAATACTTTTAAGGAAAAGAAAAATGACTAAGAAATCAATTGTGGATCAATTTAGACTAAAACCGATTGCCCTAGAAAACAGAGCTAAAACTATGGGAAAAAGAAAGTATAGTTTAAATAAAATCAAGAAAGATTGTTTACGTTTTGAAAGATCGGTAGGTGTAAGAAATGACCCCCTTAAAACTTGATTTTAGATCCTCTCCCGTTATCTGGAAGTTTCTTAATAATAATTCTTTTGTTCGGGCTTTAATGGGTCCAGTAGGATCGGGAAAGTCTTATGCCTGTTGCGCTGAATTGTTTAAACGAGCGGTAAGTCAAAAACCTTCTAAAAGAGATGGAATACGCTATTCACGGTTTGCGGTTGTAAGAAACTCTTATCCCATGCTGAAAACAACAACCTTGAAGACCTGGCTAGAATTATTTCCTGAAGATACCTGGGGGCCAGTTCGCTATGCACCACCAATTACTCATCATTTAAAATTACCTTCTAGAGAAGGAGCTGCCGGAGTAAACATGGAAGTAATATTTTTAGCTTTGGATCAGCCCAAAGACGTACGAAAGTTATTATCCTTGGAACTTACTGGTGCTTGGGTCAATGAAGCCAGAGAGCTTCCCAAGGCAGTAATTGATGGACTTACGCACCGTGTTGGCCGTTATCCTTCCAAAGCCGATGGTGGACCAACTTGGCGAGGAATAATCTTGGATACAAACCCTATGGACAGCGATCATTGGTATTTTAATCTAGCTGAAAAAGAAACCCCCAAAGGAGAATTTGCTTGGAAATTCTTTAGACAAAATGGTGGGGTTATGGAAATAGAAAGTAAGAACGTACCGGCTGATAGTCCAGAAGCAAAAGGATTTATTTTTTCGGCTGGTAAATGGTGGGAAACAAATAGCAAGGCAGAGAATTTAGGCAATCTTCCTTCTGGATATTATGAGCAGCTTTTAGGGGGTAAGAAATTAGATTGGATTAGATGTTATGCTGAGGGTAAGTATGCATTTGTTCAGGAAGGTAAACCTGTCTGGTCGGAATATGATGATGATACGATGGTTGACGACCTTGTTGTTGAAGAACATATTCCAATACAAATTGGTTTGGACTTTGGATTAACCCCTGCTGCTGTTTTTGCTCAGAAAATGCCTAATGGACGGTGGCACATATTGCATGAACTTGTGACTTTTGACATGGGTCTAGAACGCTTTTGTCATATTTTAAAATCAGAAATAAATAATAGATTTCCAAACATTAGCGTACAAATCTGGGGCGATCCTGCTGGTATGCAACGGGATCAAATCTTTGAAACAACGGCCTTTGACCATTTAAAAACCCATAATTTATTGGCTAGACCTACGGCTACAAACGATTTCAAGGTACGAAGAGAAGCTTTAGCTGCTCCAATGGGAAGATTAATTGAGGGGAAGCCTGGGTTATTGGTTGATCGTAATTGTGTTCGTCTTAGAAAAGCTCTTTCTGGTGGCTATCATTTCAAAAGAATAGCGATTGGAGCCGGTCAAGAACGGTTTAAAGATACGCCAAACAAAAATGAGCATTCACATATTGGCGACGCTGGGGGATATTGTTTGTTGGGAGGAGGAGAACATCGAAGAATAACCAGAGGAACGTCGCCACAATTTAGACAACCTGTCCAAGCCAATATTGATTTTGATGTTTTTGCCTAGAGATTTAGAGAAAGCTATGAAAATGGACGGCATATTTAGCCGGTTAGTCCCTTTTGATCCCTTTCATCTTACCTTAATGGAATATAGACCCCTCGATGAAGCTGTCCTTTCGGCCAATTTAGACTTCATGGTAACGGATGGTTTGTCCTTTTCAGCCTTTCATAGAAACAACTGCATCCTTTGTTTTGGCATACAACCCATTTGGAAAGGCAACGCTGAGATTTGGATGCTTGTGAATAAAAATATTGGACAGGATCGGTTTGTTTTTCATAAGGCAGCCAAGCGATTATTCCCCTTTATTGGCAAATGTTTACAACTCGTTCGCTTACAATGCCATGTCTGTTCAGAGAATGTTCAGGCTACCAAATGGATTGAGAAAATGGTATTTAATCAGGAAGGTTTATTAAAGCATTACGGGCCAGAGGGACGGGATTACTTCATGTATGCAAGATACTTCAAGGGGGAATAGGCATGGGTGGAAATGCAGCATCAGAGATAACCAAAGATATTACGGTTGGTCCAAAGCAAGGACCATCTAAACCTAAAACAAGTTTTAAGAATGTTGTTGGAGCAGAAAGTTTTGATTATGGAAAAGCTCTAGGGACTAACATGTCTTTGATAGCAAGTGTTCCGAAAGAAAACAAACCCAATCGAGGTGACAACTTAGAAGATAATTATACTAATAGAACTAGGGCGAACTACGGTACAAAAGGAATTACAAGCCATAAGCAAATCGATGCGTTGGCTGCTCAAGGAATAAAATTTGTCAATGATGGGTTTGGGACGATTGGATATATCAATGATGAGGGTAACTTTGTTCCTGTTTCTTACAGTGCCAGTAGACGGGTAAACGTAATTGGAGCTGGTGCTACGGACGAAGATTTACAAAAGATTATCGATCAAATGTCTGGAAATAACGGTCAAACTACTACGGAGACTGGAAATGCTTTGTCTATGGCAGAAAGTACGTCTGCTGATACCTTACAATCCTCTCAAACTGGCGTAAAAATTTCGGATGCTGCTAAACAACAGGCAAGTGCTTTAGGGCTAGAGCTTGTGAACACCGATACAATTCAAGGCAGTTCAGCAGCCGATACTCTCCAGAAAAAACAACAGGCATTACTTGAAGCAGAAAGACGACAACAAATCAGAAGATTGATTGCCAGAAACCGACGAGCAAGGTTTGGGGGTTCCAGGTTATTAATGTCAGCAGCAAGGGAGAACCCAAGTGTAGGAATTGCTCAAACCCAAAGTTCACTAAGTCCAAGAACAAACCCAAGGGATACTTATGGCTAAACTTTCACCAACAGAAGTAAAAAAAAGATACGATAAAACCAATACGCATAAACGCCAGTGGAGAGCAGTCTACGAAGATGCGTATCGATACGCTTTACCCATGAGAAACTTGTATGACGGTTATTACGAAAGCGCACCTGGTCAAGATAAAATGTCGAGGGTTTTTGACAGTACTGCAATCCAATCTACTCAAAGATTTGCCAATCGGTTACAATCAGGCGTGTTTCCACCCCAAAGAAACTGGTGTCGATTGACCCCTGGTGAAGATATACCCAAAGAACAACATACAGAAGTACAAACGATTTTGGATAACTATTCCGAAAGGATGTTTTCTATCTTACGTCAGAGTGCTTTCGATCAGGCTATGGGCGAGTTTTTACTTGAACTAGCGGTGGGTACGGCTGTGATGTTGATACAACCTGGGGATGATGTTACGCCTATTCGATTTACTTCTGTGCCTACATTTTTGGTTTCTTTTGAGGAAGGACCGTTTGGAACCGTTGATAAGGTCTACAGAAGAATAAGACGGCCGTTCAGAGTATTAGAATTGGAGTATCCAGACGTAAAAATTCCTGAAGAACTTAAGCAAAAATTTTCAGGGGATGACAGTGAAAACATTGATTTGATTGAAGCAACCTATTTTAACAAAGAGGACGGTAATTATTATTACCAAATTGTTGATGAGATGGGGCAGTATGAACTAGTTTTTAGGGAGCTATCTTCGTTTCCTTGGGTTATTGCACGATACATGAAAGCCTCCAATGAAATTTATGGCCGTGGACCCGTATTAACGGCATTGCCGGATATTAAATCCTTAAATCGATCTATTGAACTTACCCTGAAAAACGCCAGCCTGTCGATTGGAGGGGTATTCACGGCAGCAGATGATGGGGTTCTAAACCCTTCTACAGTACAAATTCTCCCAGGTGCTATCATTCCTGTTGCTCGTAATGGGGGTCCACAAGGAGAGAGTTTACGCCCTTTACCTCGTTCTGGTGACCCCCAACTTTCACAGATTGTAGCTAATGATTTAAGGCAATCAATTAAAAGAATTATGCTTGATGAAAGCTTAACGCCTGACAATATGTCGGCTCGTTCTGCAACAGAAATAAGTGCAAAACTTTCTGAACTTTCACAAAATTTAGGCTCGGCATTTGGCAGATTAATTAATGAAACCATGTACCCTGTTGTTCGAAGAACATTAGAGATTATGGACGAGCGTGGAATGATCCGTCTTCCGTTAAAAATAAATGGTGTTCAAGTAAAAATTGTACCCTCGGCTCCACTTGCCCAAGCTCAAAACATGGAACGGGTGTCTGAAGTTTTACAGTTTGCACAAATCGTGCAACAAACACCAATAGGTCAGTTTGTTTTAAAACAAGATGCTTTTCTTGATTACCTAGCTAAATCGATGGCAGTGCCTAGTGAAATAATAACAACACCTATGGAGAGAATGGAGTTGCAAAAACAAGCAATGGCTATGGCTCAAGCACAGGCACAGGGACAAGGACAACCAATGGAGCAGCAACCAAATGAAGCAACAGCAGAAGAAACCGTCAATTAACCAACCAGGATGGGAAGGACTTGACGCTGTTTTTAGTGATGAAGTGCAACAATCGACACAACAGGACAAAGAGTTTTTAGATGCTTTTTCGACTAAATCCGGGCAGAAAGTTCTTCATGATTTGGAAAAAAGATTTTTACAGCAACCTTCGTGGGTTCCTGGGAGTAATGAACATTATGGCTACTACCGTGAGGGGCAAAATTCCGTAGTGAACTATATGAAAAATAAAATGAGGAGAGCATTAAATGGCTGAAGAAGAAAAGTTAGAAGAAGAGAAAGTGGAGGAAACAGCAACAGAAGAAAAACCACAGGGGTTGATGGCTGAAGCAAAAAAAGAAGAAGAAAAAATAGAAGATGAAGAAATAAATCACGACGTTAAGGAAGCAGAATTAAAAAAACCTGATTATCTCCCTGAGGAATACTGGGATGAGGAGAACGGAACTAAACTTGAGGCGTTGATGGACGCATTTACAAAACAGGAAAAAAGCTATCAGGAACTTCGCAAAAAGATGTCTCGGGGAGATCATAAGCCTCCTGAAAAGTATACATGGGAAAACCTTGGAGAAGTTGATCCAGATGATGCTTTACTTGGAACCTATACGGAATGGGCCAAGGAGAATGGCATTACTCAAGATGCTTTTGATAAATTGGGTCAGGCATTTACAGAATATCAGAATAATTTTGTTAAAGATGCTGAGATGGACCTTGAAAAAGAACGTCAACTATTGGGAAAGAATGCAAATGAAATCATTAATAGCAATGTGGAATGGGGTCGTGGGTTGGTTGCCAAGGGTGTTTTCACGGAAGCAGACTACGACCAACTCGAAATCCTTGGGGGATCAGCCAAAGGCCAAAGGGTTATCCAGAAAATCAGGGGCATCACAGGGGAAAAGGAAATCCCCATTGCGTCAATCGAGGGCGAAGCACCAGACCAAGAAGAACTTATGATGATGGTTCAGGATGCCAGATACCAAAATGATCCGACCTACCGTAAGAAAGTAGAGAAGATGTATCAGGAAGCCTATTCCAATTCATATTAGCTAGATGTATTCTCTTGGTTTTGAACAATAGAGGGGTCTCCAAAATTCTTATCAATCCACCACATTGGGATCTGTATACTTCTACCAATTCTTACGACAGGTATTAACTCAGCATCTATATCCCTTAAAACTTTGCTATATGAGTAACCTGTTTTCTTTGCATACTCTTTGGGCTTAAGGCTTATTCTTTCTGTCATTCGGTTACTCCTTCTATTAAAAAGTTTGACGTTCGTTCTATCTGACACTCATAATAACACTTATTGTAGGTAATTCAATTACCCACAACACGGAACAAGGATAAAAATATGCCCATTCCAATATATTATCGGTTACTCCTTAGTGTAAAAGGTTCGACTTTCATTAAATCTACTATTAAATGTAACTAATAATATTTAACGAGACAACGATAACATAACGATAACA